TCTCCAAATGGTAGGAATGGTTGGCAGAGTCGCCAGATGCCTGCCCCGCAGGGCAGGCGACTGATGACTGTGACAAGGTCAGTCGTGGTCAGGGTCGAGCGGTGGGAACTCCCATGAGTTTTTCCAACCCTTGGCCACGCGGTGGATGTACTCGCCAATGCGGATCCATACGTCCTCGCCATCGAGGGTGTGCAGGTTGTCGTCATTGATGCCTACGGCGGCGAACGCCTCGCAGAGCAGGCGAGGGATAAGGCCGAAGTCCCAGACGCCCCATTCGGGGTTCACGAAGTACAGGTGTTCGTACCGCTCGCCGTCTTGGTCGGCCCACTCCTCGATCTCGGTGTAGATCGTGGCTGCGAGTTCGATGATCTTCTGGCGGCGTTCCACGATGCCGACGTTGCTGCATGCGGGAAGGAAGTCGGACGATGGGCCACGCTCATTGTTGAACCATTGCGTGAGGTGAATGGGACCGTCCCACTCGCCTGCGGCGATCTGCGAAAGCAGGACCAAGGTGTGATTGTTGAGTTCGATTTGAGACATTGTGATTCTCCAGAATACGGTAGGGAAAAGGCAGAGTTGCCGAATGCCGCCCCCGCAGGGGCAGCGATCGGGAACTGTGACTGAATCAGCAGTGGTCTTGGACGTACTCTCGAACGCGGGGGGAGACACGCTCGACCAAGTTGCGAGCCAACTTGCGAACGTCGACGAGGTCGGGGCCGCTGCCCATGTTGATGGCCACGTCGCAGTCGCGTTGGATACCGTCGCAGATGGCTTCGTTCGGATCCGCGAGGCACTCCAAGGCGGTCAGGATCCGACCGAGTTCCACGACCATGTCGCGGTCGTCAGGGTTGCCGAGGAAGTGATTGACGTGTTCGATCCATGCGGACTCTGGACGGGATTCGTTGGACACGTTGCAGTCTTCACGGATGACCTCCAACGCCTCATCGATGAGGGCATCGTGGTCCTCGTTCGAGATCCATTCGTGGGCGATCCACTGCATGAGCAGGTTGTGGGTGAGGGTCTCGATTGGCTTGCCGTCGCGGACGGACTGCTCCTCGATTTGAATGGCGTCTTCGAGAAGGTACGAGTTGTGGTCGAGGAAGTCGCGGTCGCAGTGGATGGCGAGTTCAAACAGTTGGGCATTGCTGAGTCGATCTTCGATGTCTCCGAAGTCGCGAATGATGCCAGTGAAGTCGGTTGAAGTACTCATGGTGATCTCCAGATCGGGTGGTAGGAAGACGCCACAATCGGCGTCGAGATTGAAGTGTACACGGTATCGGCTCGGAGTGTAGGAGTCTTTTGCAAAAAAAAGCAGATCGGCTGAGACACTCGATAAGACTTGCACGCCGCGATCATCCGCCCGACCCCCGCTCGCCCGATCGATCGATGTCAGAGTCTACGGCAGACTCCGACACTCGCGGCCCAGCGATCATGACCCCCACCCCCCTTGGAATTTGGGGCAGAATTGTGGCCCCCACCTGCGGATTCGGGTGCAAAAGCTCACCGCTTAACGCGCGTGCGCGCGCGCACCTGGGCGCGCGTTAAGTAGCCTGGGGGGACGGGGGGTCTCGTCGCGAAAATGCATAACGATAGAGGGCAACACAAATTTCTCCGCCAAACATTTCGACCCAAAATCAACGGTACGCGGATAACGGTCCCCGGTTGGGATGAGGGATGGCAGAGACAATCATCGACGAGACTTAGCACCCGAACACTTCCACCGCTTCCTCGAAAGTCGTAGTGGAGAGTTGGGGTCTTTGGCAGCTTTTGGCGATCGCTTCATCTGCCCCAGGGATCGAGCGCAATACGAATCGCCCTTGGAAGTACCTGGTCGGACTCGAGGTCCGCCGCCCTTCGCCTTGCCTGCCTGCCCGTACGACACCTTGCGGGTTCGCCCGGTCTTCGGATTCTTGACGAGCTTGACCCGTGCCTTGCCTCGCGCTGGCTTTGCCATCTATCGCTTCCTCGCTGGTATCGCATGCCTGCCGGCCAACGCGAGCAACAGGCTCACATCCGGCTCCGGCAGCAAAAAGTGTTCTGGTGAGTCGAACAACGGCTCGACATCGATCGGATCGAATTGACGCAACGATGGCGTCAATGGCGGAAGTTCCGCCATAAAGATGCTAGGGGGGGTTTGGGGGGGAGAATGCCACTTGCGTGGCTTCTCAGCCCCCCGAGCAATCAACCCAGGGGTTGACTCTCCGAAACTCACGGCGTCCGTCAGAGGCGACTCAGGGACGATTGAGAGTATTTCTAGTGCCTTGTCAAAGACTTCTTTGCCGACGATGGTGGTCATGACGACCAGCACCATGGTCACACGTTGATAGTGGGACTCGAGTTTCTTGTATCGATCTTCGCAACACGAAAGCTGCTTCTCCTCTTTCTTTCGTCGCTCTTCGCACTTGGGGCAGGTCACTTCCGCCCTTTCCAGTTGACACGACCTGGTCCGGTCTTCCGTTTGGCGACGGACTTCTTGCACTGGGCCATGGTTGGCCGGCATGCTGGGTACGGGCGCTTCGACCCCGTGGCCGACTTTCGCCCGCAGGGCTTGCCGGTCTTGCAGTCGACCCACCCCTTGCCCTTGTTCTGACCGAACCAGGTTTTGAGGCTGTTGGATTTACGCTTCGCCATTACTTCTTCTTCTTCTTACCGCCGGTTCCCCAGTTCTTCGCACCGACTTTTCGGCACTTCACCAGAGCGCCAGAGGCGTAAGCTGATGGCCACTTCTTGTATCGAGATTTGACCTTGTGATAGCAGGCGTCTTTCTTAGCCACGGCGTGCCTTCTTTCGAGGTTTGGTCGCCTTCCGCCGGGCGGAGGGCGCTCGCTTGGTGGTTTTCACATTCCGCTTCTTGGCGGCTGCGAACTCACATCGACCTGCGCCGTGCATTGCCAGCCTTCTTTGCGACTTTCTTCTTCTTCTTGGCAGCGCGTGCCGCAGCCATACCAGCCTTGGTGTAGGGGTACTTCTTTCCGTTTACTTTTGGCATGAGGATCCTCAGTGTTGAATGAATCTTGGGGGTGGAGCGCATGCGAGACCCATTGCCTCGTAATGCTCACGGAGTGCCTGCTCTTTGGCATCCGCTCTTCTTCTCTCCGCAGTGAGCTGGGGGTCGACGCCCATCGACTCTTGCCACATCTTGACGCACATGGCAAGTGCTTCGATCTCGTCATCGTGCTTCAGGCAGTTGCGTTCTCGGGTGAGTCGCGTGTACTGGCGTTGAAACTCCTGATCCGTGGCGATCGCCGGCGGAATGATCAGCCGGTGTTGGTTCGTGATTGGCTCCAAGGCGGACAGAATCCGCACTTCCTTCTGGCCGGCAACCCGAACCGTGTTGATTGACGCTCCCCAATCGTCGTCAAACAGTCGATGGATGTATGGCTGGAACAACTCCACGAACATCCCCTGCCCGAAGTTGTCTTCGACGAAGATCTCGCGTACACCGTGCCGCTTGGCCTCGTTCGCCAGCGAAGACAGCACGCCAGAGGAGTAGCCTCCCTCGAGGCCAGACAGCCGCAGGACGTGCAGGTAGCCATTCAGCTCGCCAATAATGGCGAACGCAGTCTTGTCAGCGCCTCGGCCAGAGGGGTCGACCCACATCTTGACGCCCGAGTACTCGGCCCAGTCGTCGGAGTACATGATTGGCGAGTGGAACCCGTCCGAACCAAAGCCCAGACTTGGGATCTCCTCCATCCGGGTCGAAGATCCGTACTTGTCAGTCATCCCCCACGCCACCGTCATGGGCGCTGAACTGGTTTCGGTGTGCATGCAGACCAGGTCCGCCAGCTTGAGCGGGTATTCGAGACCATCAGTCAGCTTGGTCATGAGCATGTACTGCATGGCAAACAGAGATCGACCCTCAGAAGCCTCACGCTCGGTCAGTTCTTGATCATCAAACCGTGCCGGCCAGATGGGCGTCCCAGGCTTCATGCCGTCGTACATCAACTCTTGGATCTCAGGAGCCAAGTCGTCGGTCTGCTCACTCTCCTGCGGGACTCTGGCGGGGTAGCACTGGAACTTGTAGCCCGCGTCCATCATCTTGTCGTACAACGACTCTTGGTGGAACGGCGTTCCTAGGAAGATCACGTCACCGCCAGGAATGATGATGTTGTCCAGCTCGGTGACTTCGTTCCGAAGACGCTCTCGCATCTCGTAGGTCATCGAGTTCTGCATCGATTCGATGTCGTCACCGATGATCAGGCTCGCCCGAGACCCAGTGATCTGGCCCGTGATGGAGGCAGCGGTGAATGACGGTGTCCGATCGTTGTCCGAAGTGCCAATATCGAACTTGGTGGCGCTGTCCCGCTGCCCCCCCTTGCGGTCGGGGGTCATGTGCTGGAGCCATGGCACTTGGCCAATCCACTTTCGCACCATGTACAGGGAGTCTTTGGAGTGCTTTTCTGACTTGGAGATCACCAGCACCCGCTCGTTGGGATTCCTGAAGAGACGCCAGGTGGCGTATCCCAGAGTCACAAACGTCTTCGACGCCCCACGGAACGCGCGTATCCCCCGCCGGCGTGGCCCGTCTTGGAGGAACCTCGCGATCCACCTCTGGTGTTCTGCGATCGGCGGTAGTCCGATCTCGCCCCAGAGCGTTTCGAGGAAGAACTCGAAGTCGTTCGCAAGTCTTGAGATGAGTTCACGGGCCTTCTCCTCTTGGTTCATCGTCGGGTCCGAAGCCTTCCAGCAGTTCCAGCCAACCGATCACGGCCACATGGTTTGTTTGCGTCCAACCCTTTAGGGAAAGTAAACATGACTGTCATTGCGGAACCATTCACAAAAGTTGTAACAAAACTCTGTGCATATCCCGAGATGGTGTGGTCTCTGACGGTGATGTTTATCTGAGGATCTCCTGATCCAGTGGTGGTTCCACTGTAACCCTCAAGTCCAATATTCCTCACGTCGCCATCAAAAACAGAATTTCCAACAGATGCACCATCTGGAGGAACTGCGGTTGAAACTCTGCCTGGAAACAAATACTCAGTGTTAAACGAACCAAAGATGTTTCTTCGTCCAGCTCCGTGGACTTCGACAAATGGATTGCACTCTACGAAAACCTCACCAGAACCGTACTGGCTTCCTTCGCCTCGAATGAACAAAGTCATGATTGCTCTTGATGTATCAGCGCCATCAGGGTCAGATAGGTCGAACCCTGGAGTTCCTGCCGTATTCATCGTCAAGATTGTACCGCTGCTCGCAGCAGGAAAGTCAGAAGCAAATTTGCCATCAATTGTGTCATTGGGGTGAAAATGCTCACGATTGTTGTTGCTCAGATTGACAGTGATCTGTCCATCCACTCGAATACATGGATCGCAATTAACATCTGTAAACATACCGGCCACAAGGTCTCTGGTATCAGTGTTGGTTCCATCGCCAGATGCAACTGCCATTAGTCAGCCCTCACTACTTGGTATTTGATGTTGGTTCCTTCGCGGTAGAACCGCAGCCATTGAGCGCCGATGGGTTTTGGTGGCCCGCCACGTTCAATATGCCAGCCGCCAAACCCGTCGCCGTATTCGTCTTTGTATGTCCCGCACCGGACGTGTGTCTGCTCGTCCATAAAAACTTCGCCGTTGTTGGCCAGACGCTCACGGGCGATCGGGACTTGCCACTGATCGTGCGTGTGACCAGACACGACCAGGTGGGCGTCCGGCAGAAACACACTCATCCGGTTGGTCTGGATGACGCCACGGGTCACAGGCCCGCCGCCTCCAGAGCCGTGGAAGTATTTCAGGTTGATTCTGATTTTGGAAGTGTTGGTCCGCTTGAAGATGAACCGAACCCAGCCGCCATATCCGCCGGCATGGACCTGCTCTCCCGTCGTCGTCTTCAGAGCTTGAGTCAACCGCTCCGTCAGATCCGTTTCGTGACGTTTGCAGATCGCGGTTTCGTGGTTGCCCCGCCCGATCAGCACAAACTGCCTGGCGTACGGGCTGTAGAAGTCGGTCGCGACCTCGACCAATCGGTCCAGGTATTGCCCATACTGGTACTCCTCTCGCAACGCCGACCGATCGGCCCGCTTGTCCCACTTGCCCTGCATGGCGCAGAACAGGTCGCCAACGTCGATGATGCCAGCCCCACGTTCCACGCACTGATCCAAGTGCTTCTTTTCTAGATCCCAGTCCGTGTGTGCGTTGTCGTGATGCCTGTCCGAAGAGAGCAAGAACCACTGCTCGAATTTGGGCGAGTGTGCGTCGATATGGACATTCATCACCGTTCGAGACACGGGATCCAGTGAAAAGTTCATCCCACAATCTCTTTGTCATCCGCAGGTTGCAAATATCTGATGGCAACAATCGCGACCCTGGGGATCGTGATCACATAATCGTAAGTCTCTAACTGAGGCTTGATTGCACCTGCGATGGTTATGTGGTCTTCGGCGTCTCCCACCAAAAAACCAGCTTGGAAGATCCTTTGTGGCTCAGGCAACTCGTATGCGGTGATATCAGAGTTGGGTACTGGCTCACAACTGTCGACCCAGTCGACAAATACGAAGGGGTATCCTTCGCTTCGGGTGTCTTCCATGAATGCTCCTATGCCGTAGCGGCATCGTCAGAGTCGTCTAAATCGTGAAGTTTGAAGCCGGTCTTGGACATCTGCTCAACGATGTTGGCAATCGGGCTTCCTTGAGTTGGGACTGACGTGACACCGCAATCTTTGAGCCGCTGGCGAATGACCTGGAGGTCTGCCGCCGATGCCTCAACCTGCTGCACCTCGCCGTTTTTGTCCATTATCCGGCGACCCTCACGGAGAATCTTAAGGAGCGCTTGGTCAAACTCATTTCCCATGTTGTCGATGGTCATTGGTCAAGACCTCCAATCAGTGCTTCGAGTCTGCGGTTCACTTGCTCTGTGGCTCTGCCAGACTGTTCACGAAGCGGAGAACCTTCAGGAGTTTTGGTTCTGATGTTTTCAGCCATAGCATCAACCTGTTGCTGCTTCAGGTCAATCCAAGCAGCCTTCAGTTTTGGATTTTCTTCCAGTGTCTTTTGCCAAGCCAAGTTTCGGAAAGCCGAGACGATTGACTTGATGCTGTCCGCTGGCATTCGGCCAGTGACAGGGTCTGGGTCAAATCTCATAAATCCTGGGGCTTCCTTATCCATTTCGTCAATGAACAATTGCAAGGCTCCTCTAAGAGTGATGTCGCCCCGTGGGGTCTTGTATGCCTGCCCCATGTTCCGCATCCACTGGTCGTAGGCGCTGAACTCTCCCACGGTGGCCGGGATCTCTCGAAGGTCCAGCACGCCAAGGTAAACAGGTTTGGGTGGCCGCAGAACCACGCCAGCTCGATCGAGTTCTTTGTAGATCGGGTCGTCAGTCATCAGAGACAACTTGCTGACGTTGACCCTGTTGTTGAAGTTTGCCGGCATGCCAAGCAGCGAGGCATCCATCGAAGTCTCGGTCATGGCTCGAACAGGCTCGCCCAAAGCGTTGTACTTCGGTGGAATGCCTTCGTTCAGATTTCCAAACATCGCGGTCTTGCCACGCAAGAAGTCGAGGTAGGTTCGATAGTCTCGGACGATTGGGTCTCTCGCCATGGAGATCTGAGCCTGAGCCGACGCAAATGGTATGAAGCCTTGAGTTTGGCTCCGCAAGAAGTTCTCCAGCTTTCTTGGGTCTGAGTCTTGCATGACCTTCGCCAGGTTTGAAATGCCTTGGATGTATGGCTTTTCGTGCATCTGAGCGCCAAAAGTGTGGATCATCGCTGACATGAATGCCATGCCTTCGTTCTCTGAAAGATTGTCAGCCTGATCCTCAAGGTACTCAAAGGTGTCAGCGGCCATAGCCAAGTACTGAGCCAGGGGATCCCACCCCGTGTAGGACAAGTACTTGTAGACCGGCTCGCCTTTCTCATCATCGCCAGTCTTGATTCGGAATGAGTATGGTTGCCAACCAGTTTCTCGAAGCTGTGCGCGTTCGGTGAAGTCCATTGGACCACCGCCAGTCAAACCAACCTCTTCATCTTGGGCAATGTCGTATGCGAACAACGCAAAGCCAGTGCCAAAGATCTGTCGACCGCGTGCTTCTGCAATACGTCTTGGGTCACCCGAAGCCAAGTCAGCCATGGTGTCTCTGTGAACATTGAAAAGAGCATTGTCTCTCGAAAGAGTAAACCCTTTGCCGCCCACCAGTCTGGTTGATCTGTTGGCAAGTTCAGCCAGCACGTTCGTCGGGGCCATCGAGAAGAACTTCTCTTGGATCTTCCAAGGTGTTCGGAAGAACGGCACAATGAATCGAAGAGTGCCGCCCATGAAGTTGTCGAGGAAAGCCTGAATCTGTTTGCCAACGGGGCCAAGTTCACCCTGGAACACCGCACGGGTCGCGTAGTCTTTCCCGTATCCCACGTTCCTGCTGTGAGTATCGGTGTGTTCCGTGTTGTAATAGTCTTGGATTGCCTTGATTCTTTCGACTTCATTGTCGATCGCAGCGATCTCTGGTCTGTTAACAGCCTCATCAATGATGGCGTAACCGTCACGAAGTCGACCGTCACGAATGACATTGTCCACTTCATTCTCAACCAGTCGAGAAATGTTCGATCGGTTCTGTGCGATGTAAGACTGCCGTTGCAGGCTGGTTGGTTCTGGCGGCAAGTCACCGCGATCAATCGCAGCTTTGATAACTCGCTCTTGAACTTCTGGCATGAACTTCTGGGACAGAGCAACCCTGGCGCTCATCTGACGGAAGAACTCGTCAAACGTCATGATCGCGCGAGATGGAGTGCGAACAATTGCACCAACTCCATTCACAGCACCACGAATCAGTGGGTTGCTCGAATCTGATCGAATGGCTGGTCCACTGGTCGCGTCGTCCAAGTGAGTGCCTGGCATAAGCGTGGCCTCGCCAGTCTTGAGTGTACGGACCATGTATTCAAATGAAGCAGCAAGTGATTGACGAGCGTAGCCAATAGCGTTCAGTTGCTCACGAATGACTTGCGTGCCGCCAGTGATGTTTCCGGTGGCCATCATTCCCATAGCCCCCATCGTCTTGCTCAAAGAGTCAACGGTTTGATTGAGCATTGGTGAGAACACACTAAGAGTGAAGAACGTCTTTGGTCCTGAAAGCAAGTTGTTGACGTAGTACTCTCGGATCATGCTCATCGCACGGTTGTTTGGCTTGCCTCCATTCTTGCCCATCTCACGAACAACCTTGCCAACGAAGCCCAAGTCATCAGGCAATTCAACTTGAGTCAACGCTTCAGCAAGAGCGTTGCTGTCGCCAACCAAAGCACCTTCGTCCATGCCAAGTGAGACCAAGAATGCGTCAGCAGTTTGGACTGATTGCAACTCGTCAGGAGATGGCAGCTTCACATTCTGCATTGCCACACCAGCACGTCCCCAGTTCGTGCCGGCAGCAGCGACGGAGGATTGGACAACCTGATACTCCAGAGCAGCCCTGTGCATTTCTGCGATCGCCACCTTGTCTCCAGCCTTGGCTCGCTTGGCAGCGGACACAAGTGCCTGTGCCTTCATGGCCAGCAGCATGTTTGAAGCCATGACTCTGGAGTCCAAAGCCCCTTGTCCAGTTGTGACTCGCATGTCAACGCCACTGAGCAGTTCGCTCATGGTCTGGTCGATGTCGACATTGTCTCGACCAAGCGCCATGTTCAACCGCTCGATAGCCATTTGACGCATTGCGTCGACGTTGCGTGGTCGAACCAGAACGTCTCGTTCCATCAGCTCACGGGTGAATGCGTTCATGTACGCGATCATTCTGAGAGCATCTTCTGGAGTCTCGGCACTAAACCTTTCAGCCAGTCGTTTGTCACGGGTCGTGCCGAGGATGTCCTCTGGCTTGACAATCTGAGTCCAGTCCTCGCCAGCGGCCTCTGCCTCTTCGATCTGCTTGATCAGCTTGTCGAAGTTGCCCATGCGAACGTACCGACCTGGTGCGTACTTCTGGGGCAAGACATTGTTTGCAAGCAAGTCGTCGAGCATCTTGCCGGCAGTTGCATTCATTTTGACGCCAGCATCCCGAGAGTCCTTCAGAACTTCTCGAGTGTGGGCGGCAGCAAATTCAAATGCATCTTGGACACCTTCCGGCAAGTCACGGTGAAGCTGGCCTCGAGGTCCGCCATCCGCAATCCAAGCCACAAAGTCTTGGGCAAACTTCTCTTCTTGCGCCCGAGTCCAGTTGCCGCCTTTGACGCCGTACTGCTCTTCGACCCGGAGGACAGATTCCTCCTGTACTGGCCCTATGCCTGCTTTGGAGCGTCGTCCGAAGGCGGTGACTCTGATGGCGTGGCCGGCTTCGTGGACGGCTGTTGTGCCATCCGCTGCTCGGTAGAAGCCGAGGAGGGCGATTCCTGCGTCTTGGTCGACAATCGCACGCCCGCCTGGGGTGGCGATTTCTCCGCCCGGCTGGGAAGGGTCTGACTGGTAGAGGGTTTGGTCGCCACCGTCTGTAGGAGGATCCGGTTCTTCTCTTGGGCCTCCGGCGTCTGGGCTTTCCGGCGGTTCAGTGCGGCCTGAAGTTCTTTCGTTCCAGGGTCGTCCGTCCCAAACTTCGCTAGCGACTTCTTCAGCATTTCTTCCAGCATTTCCTAGTACCTCATCAGCTCTTTGTGTGTATTGAAGGCTGTCGCCAATCACGGCAGTGTCGACAGCAATTGGATCGATTCGTGCGACTCCGTCAACCAACTTAACGTCACGCAAGATATCAACATAGAACTCTTCAAACTTTTCAGCCATCCGCAACTTGTATGCGTTTGCGTCTAGCGCCTGCTCTGCTGCACCCCATTCGTATTCGGGGATGAACTGAGTTCGGATTCCAATGATTCGGTCTGCTGATTCTGCGGCTCTTGTTGCACCAGGCTGCACGTCCAGAATCGTCTGAAGACCTTGTACTCGACCGCCCATGCGGCCAATCAATCCAGAAAGTTCTTCTCTCGTCTTCGGTGCGTCAAAGAAGATTTCCAAACCAGGTCGTGCGTTGGGGAACTGGGTCAGCAGTTCGTCGACCGTCATGTCTCGCGGTACAGCTCCAGCCCCAGTAGTTGTGTTGTCAAGAACACGGGAGACAATCACGCTGTCTTGCTGGAATCTCTTTTGCAAATCTGCGGCAGCACCAAGAATACTTTGCAGTGTTGGTTCTTCCTGCAACGGGTAAACAGTTCGGCCTGTTGCTCTATCAAACTGCTGCTGACCAGCAAGTCCTCGGAACCTACCGTATGTGATTTCGGCAGAGATTGAGTCTTCGCCTTCTTTTAGGAACAACCCAGTGTTCTTGCCGACATTGAATCCAAGCACTGTGTCGTCAGCACTCAGGGCAGTTTCAATAATCGAAATCGCTTCCGTGTCGTCCACTGGCAACGCCTGTCGAACTTGCAAGTCTCCGATTTGTCGAGGTGGGTTGTCGGTGACTGTTGATGCACCCAGGGTCACACGTCCAGTCAAATCAGATTGAGCGTTCGCGAGCGTTTGGTCTCCCAAGCCTCTCGCGGTTTCTGCGTTGCTGAAGAACTTGTCAGCCTCAAGGTCGAACGATCCATCAGCGCCAGCGGAGTTCGTCCAGCCTCGCTTGCTCCATCGCTCTTTCTCAAGGAACCAGACCATGGCCTGGAGGTCGTCTGGTCTCATGTCCCCAAACTGCTCTGGGTACTTCTCACGAAGACGTGAAGCAATCTCGTCCATGGCTCGTTGGCCAATACCAAACTGGCTTGTGGCAGCACCTGCATCCGAGGTGGCATCCAGCCTGAAGTCAGCAGCCTGATTGGCTGTAGCAAAGTTGCCGGCAACGCCTTGCTCGGCTGCTGGCGGCACAGGCTTTGCTCCTGACATTCGATCAAGGAACCGACCAGCCCACACGTCAATTGTCGCAGCACGACTTACAGCACCTACGCCAGCTCGGCTTCCTTTTCTTGATGCACCCAAGTTCAAAGCGAAGTTGATTGCTTTGGGAGCAGCACCTTCGATAGGGAGTTGAGCGCCACGATATGAGGCTGACTCGACGATTTGGAGCAACGCATTTTGAGTCTCAGTAAGTGAGTCTCCTGCTTTTGCTTTCGTCAGAGCAGACTTCAGATCGTCAACGATGGCTCTGAAGCCCATCCGCTCAAACCTAGCGGGAAGATCCTCAAACCCTTCAAGTCCAATATCAGCCAAAGCCTCTGGGTCGACACGACCATTTTCGTCGAACGGTAGTTTAAGGATTCCGCGTCGGACGTAGTCGTCGACCTGATCAGGGTCAAAGATGAACCTGTCGAATCGGTTGGAGATCCAGTGGCCGGCAAGAGTGTCCATCACCTTTTGAGAGTTGATGCCGTAACGACTGAGTCCAGCTTGTGCGCTGAAGTCAGCGTTGGGAGCCATTCGTCCTCGAGTACCAATGATTGGGTTGCCACCTTCGACCCAGTCTTTGAAAGAGCCGCCGTTGTCCAAGTGGGTGACATAGTCGTTGAGCAGGTCATCAAACGTACCGCGAGAGTACTGCTGCATCACATCAATAGTTGACGCAAAGTTTTCGGCAACCTTGGTTCTAGGAGACAAAGCCCCCAAGAGTTCAGCAAACAGTGGTGCGCTGTTGCCCCACTCCCGGCCAAGACGTTTCCGCATAGCCGCATACCAGCCGCGAGCATGGAAGATGTTTTGAGCCTGTACGTCGCCAGCCTCAACACGTTGCATCAAGGCATCAATCTCGGCAACGCCGCGTGTTGCAATCTGATCTACCCGAGCGTCTGCTTCAGGTGATCCAAAGCGTACGTTTTTGCCAGTTCTGCTTTTCGGATTCGTGTCCGCAAACGAGTAGGGTCGAGGCGCGAACGTAATGTCCACCTGCGGCAGATCTCGATTCCTAGGGTCAAACTTTCCGACCCCGCCCTCTTTCCACGCGATGAAAGGCGTGGCCCCAGAAGATGGTTCTAGCTTGCTCCACTCCGCCAGCGGGAAGTCTTGCAGGGTCTGGCTAACACGCTCACGAAGTGCTTGCACGTTGGCTTTGGACAATCCGTTTTCTTCAGCGAACGATTTGATCTGTGCCGTCATCTCCGCAGACAGTCTGCCTGGCCCTTGGCTTCGCTCGCTTCGTGCAACCGTCTCAGCCATGGTGCGTGGGTCTTGGAACAGCACCTGATTTGCTTCGCGACCAAGTTCCTCAGTCACAGTGCCTTGAACAAAGGTTCGGTTTGGGTCAAGCATCTGGGCTGATGCACGCCAGGATTCAATAGGCGCTTCACCTGGTCTGCCCAAACTTGCGGTGTAAGCCGCTTGCGCCCATGCTTCTCTTGCAGCATCAGTTATCTCAGAAGAGGGGTACTCTGCCTCTACCTTTGCGAATATTTCAGCAACAGGCATCTCTGGATTTCTACGGAGAAGTTCTGCTGCCCTCGCGTTTCTTGCGATGTAGTTTGCGATCAAACTGTTGAAAGCCTTAGTGCCTTCTTGGCTCAAGGGCGTGTCTAAGATCTCTAGCGGCAAACCTGTAGGACCACCTGCTCCAATTTTGTCTCCGCTCACGTCCAGAACTTTTCTAAGCCTAGAGAAGTTTCTTGCATCTTCAATGGCCTCGCCCCCAACTCTCCTCAAACCTCTCAAGGTACGAAGGGCAGTTCTCAAAGTGACATCGGCAGCGAGACCCAGCCCGCCACCTTCAGCCAAACTGCGAAGTCGCGCAGAGTATTCGCCATCCTTTTCGTAAACTTCTTTTGCGTCTAAGTTCGCAAGGGTTTCTTTTCCAACACCTAGTTCGCGAAGGAACGTGGTGGCGTTGCCATTCCTTGGGTCAAACGCGCTGAAATCAACAACTGCCCCAACCCCGTATGCCCTAGTAAATCCACCACCAGTTCCTCCTGACATGACAAAGGGAGCCATGAACTGAGAGAAGCCCTCAGTAAGTGCGAACACCGTGTCGGCGGATCCCTCACCTTCAGCGCCATAATCAACAGGAGTCAAGGCGGTTTGGGGGTTTGGAAGGTAGTCCAAGTCAGCGCCCATAAAGCTGTACAGGCTGTTGGCAACGGAGATAAGACCCTTCGTAGCACCACGACGCACCGAATGGATAGCGCCCATGAAAGGATTGTCGTATCGCTCGACTGGCATGCCGTCTGCGTTGACATCGTCACCGGCCCAGAATGGCTTGTCGGCAGGGTTGCCCCAGTAGTAGGCGTACCTGAAAGCCCGATCGGCTATGAATCGGCCAGCCGGTGTGTCTTGGATTAAGTTCAGAGTAGAGCCAGGAGCATTGATAAAATCTCGTTTGAGTTCTTCTAATCTGGTTTCTTCTTCAAACCTTTTGACTTCATCTGCTGGCATCGCGCCAATAGATGGTCCAGTTGAGGTGTCTCTTGGCAAAAATGGCTCAGGGCCATCGCCCGCGAAAGCCGTCAACGGTAAGGGTCGACCATCGGTTGAGAATTGCTGGTCTCCTCGTTTAATCATAGCGAGCGCCTGAGCAAGACGAATCTTGTCGTCTTCCTCTTCTTGTGCGCTGGTTTCAAGCGCCTTCGCTTTGGCAATCTCCTCTTTCAGTCGGAGTTCGTCTTCGTTTGGTCCGATGTCAACCAATTCGTCGCTCATGGGTTATTAGCCTCTGCTTGTGCTGCGCTTGAGAATGAAAGACCAGCCTCTCCAGCCCTTGGAATGTACAACTCTCCAAGTCTTTTCAACTCGTCTCGTAATTGTCTATTGAATTCGACAGGGTCAGTTTCCAGCAAACTGCTGTTTTCTCTGAGCCAAGTTGCGTAATCATTTCTGAAATCAAACAGCAAGCCTCTGAGTGAAATGGTTGCAGCGGCCTCGTCGATGTCTCCTGCAAAGATTGCACTTGCACTGCCATCAACCAACTGTTCGATCAATGACTCAGTGCCTGTTTCTTTGACAAAGACCGACATCAGGTCACGCTCCAACTCTCGAACGTACGGAGTTAATTTGAAGGGATCAAGTTTCTTCTCCGCCTGGGCTGCGGCCATGATGCTTTTGAAGTCTGCAAACGTAATCTTTCCCTCTTCGACAGCGGTAAAGACTTCACCTCTCAGAAGTTCTCTTTGCTGCGTAGGGTCATACGTTTCCTGCATCTTGAGCAGTAGGCCAGCAGCCGTTGCGTCGGTGTCCGCGTTTGAGTCGCCGGCATACTGCTCTTTGAGTTTGAGTTCTTGGTAATCGTTGTAGAAGTCTCTGCCATCGTTACCAAACTTATCGATTAGCACCTGGCGGTATTGGGCTTCGTAGCCATCATTCTTGCTGTCTACGCTTTCAACTTTTCCCATCTGAAGCAGCTCAAGTGACATCAATCTGGCTTGGTACCTGTTTTCTTTTCGTGCGTCAGCCAACTGTTGTGATTCGGACTCTTCGTCAGGAACCCGTGCAATTGCGTTGCTGACTTCGTTCCAAGCGGGGCTGAAAGGTGACACAGTAACTAGCATCTGACCAAGTGCGGTAAGTTTGTCCTCTCGCATAACCGCAGGGTTGACCGCGTATGTATTGACCGAAACTTTCAAAGCAGAGACCAATTCAGGATCTTGCTCTGCCTCACCGAAATATCTTTTGGTTTGAGTCAGTTCAGGCGGTCCCATCAAGGCAGAGACTACTTGAAAAGACATCAACTCTGAAGTGACTGATGCCCCCACGCTTTGAGACAATGCTTCTTTCGCCTGGCCGAATGCCCTGTACCAGTTGGCATCTCTGTTTGACTCTGGGACCAGGTCGAGCAGTTCGTTTGCTCTGCTGAATCGGCTCATGCCAACTGCGACAGATGCAGCGTCCACCAGCACCGCAGAAGTTTCAAGATCTGAAAGCGTTCCAACAAATTCAGACTGTTCGGTCTCTGACCTCAGTTC